GGTATCACAAAAAAGTGGGGAGCCGAAGCTCCCCGGGGTGGTTAATTAAGCAACTTGTAGCTTGAATTCACCGATAGCTGTAGGCAGGATAACTTTGTATCCGTATACAGATAAACCTCTAACGCCATCACCGAATGAAGACTCAAGTCTTACAGTTTCAGTGTTAGTCATTTGAGATGCATAAGCAATAGCTTTTGGATGTCCATAAAGACCAGATGTTACACCTGATGTTGTAGACAGATTGTTAGATACATACATGTTGAATCTATCAATTTTTCCAATGAAGCCATTTCTTAAAGGTGAAACGCTATCACCAGTTAAGTAAGCTTGTCTTAGCTCTGACTGCTTAATTAGAGTAGCAACCGCTGGGTTGACAATCATAAATCTTCCTTCTTCAGGAATGTTGTTGTCGTCCAACTGCTCTCCAGCAGAAAGAATGTGACCAAGCACAGTGCTTGATGTGATGTCAGCAGGTGTAGAGTTGATGTCTGTTAAAGACGAACCAGCTGCTACGTTTGCGAACACATCTTGCTCAATAGCGATCTTCATGTTCTGAGCTGCATCACCTGCTGCCTCGTTCATGAAATCAATATCAGCTTGCATTCTTAAGATATCGTCAACTTTAAAAGCGTAGCTTTTAGCTTTGTTGATGTCCAACTCAATAGTGCTAGATGTTACATCAGCGTAAGACAAAGAACCTGTGTAGTCAGCAACTGTTACTGCTGGTACTGTTCTTATGTTTACTTTGTTACCTAACCCAGAAATTTCTCCTTCATACTCGTTAGTTGTTACCTCAGATAAAACTGTCTGTGCGTAAAACTTAGCTTGTAATTTTTTAGAAAAGACTTCTGGAATGAAATGCTGTTCTCCAGCTGCGAAAGAAAAACTTCCACTACTTGATGAATATGCCATTATTTACTCCTAATTTTTTAATGTCAATTTCAAAAATTTGTAGTAAAAACTTATGGTCTTACTCTGCCTTCCCGGTGAGCTAGGTCGATATCAGCTTCGTATTTACGGAACTGTTTATCATTTAACTTACCAATCTCAGCAGCAGTCCAAATCTTTTTACTACTCCCAATGTTTTGTTTCCTAGCTTTTGGAAGGTTCGGCTCCGCATTTTGCTTTGCTTTCTCAACCAAGTCTGCTTTAGAAACTTCCGGAGTAGTAGTGATACCAAGTGCGTTCTTATAACGTGAGAGCAGTTCGATGGTGTCGTCAGCCCCGCCGCCTTCTGCTACCTGCTGCCATACCGGACTTTGTCTTTCTAGCCACAGATTAAAATCCTCTGAGTTGGCTATCTGAACATAGTCTGGGTGGGCTTTAGCTAACTTAGCTTTGTGCTCACGGACCAGATCGTCCTGTTGAGCTTTCGTTAATTCCTGAGTAGTTTTTTCAAACTTCTGATTAAGTTTGGCAAAAGCTGTATCCACATAACTCTGAAGGGGCTTCACTAACTCAGGATAATCTTTCATTATCTCAGAGAGGTCGACGCCTACTTCTTCCATCTGCTTCTCAACTTTGGTTTCACTTCTCAGTGATTCCATTGCCTTAACCTTATCGGTTAACTCAGAGATCTTTTTCTCAAGCTCTTTCTCATGTTGGGTGGCTTTGGTCATTCTCGCCTGAGCGTTCTTGTACCGTTCCTCCCACTGTTTAGATGACACAGTCTCCTGATCATCCTCCACTTGTTCATTCTCTACTTCGGTTTGAATCTCTTCATCCGCTTGACTTGATTCTTCAGTGTCCTGAGATTCAGGGGGTGAAGTCTCAACAGTTTCTTCTTTCTCTTCTGGGGTGTCCTCTGCTTCTGGTTCAAGGTTTGCAAGCCCCTGTCCTTCTGGTTCGGATTCCTTCTGAGAAGCTTCCATCTGTTTTATCATCTCGTCAGCTTCTTTTTCAAGCCTTTCGGCGATCATCTCGCCTCTGGTTTTAACTTCTTCAGTCATTTTTTTATCCTCGGTCCTTATGTTAAGGGTGTCGATTATTTATATATGTTGGGAGTTTCCTTGCGGGTTCCCAACGAGTTTAAAACTTTGTCTGCAATTTGGTCTAAAGATACAACAAACTTGAGTATGTCGCAACGTCCTTGACTAAAGCGGTAGTCCTCCGTTATTTCCAACTGGTCCCGCTCCCTCTGGCGAAGGTGTTCCATTTCTTGCATCAGGACCGACCACTCCGTCCCCATTTGGGACTTGATCAATTTGACCGCCTTGCTGCATTCCGGCGATAGCTTGTTGTAGTTGTTGTTGCTCATCCATTAACTCCTTTTCAGATTTAAGAACATCATCCGGATCTATGTCTAATGACTTGGCAACATCCTTAAGAAGTTTGTCCCTCTTAACCATTTGCTGATCCTGTGGATTATTAAGTAACGATAAGAACTGTAGCAGTCTTTGAGACTGAACTTCTTTTTGTACCATCGTTGTTGAACCTCTAGCAACGATTCTCATGTCTGACTTAATATCTGAGTTGGGGCTCCAAGTCATGTTCCAGTCATACAAAGATCTCACAAGGGGTTTGGTTAGATAATCATCAATGTTTTTAATTACAGATTTTAAAACTATATTGGCGTTTGACATCAATATAGAAATACCTGTTGCTGTTCTGTTTAAAGAGCTCTGTGTTTGTCCGTGTGTGTAGGACGGAAGAGCTGTGGTTTCATCGGCAAATCTTCTAAACAGTTCAATCACTGAAACAAGAGCCGGTGAGTTAGACTGTGGTTGATAAAACCTAACCATGGGTTGGTTACCATCGCCGCCCTCTCTAAGGAATACACGCCAAGGATATAGATCTGTTGGGTCCTCACCTGAAGCCATGATGTCGGTATTAACCTCAACCATAGGTCCTGAAGACAAAGCCACGTTGTCTAAATAGATCCTTGTAGCAGCGTTCATTGTTTGTTGTGAGTCACGCATCATCTTAGGTACGCCAGTTCCCCAGAACACATGTGGGTTCTTTTCGTACGGGAAAATAAAGTAAGGAATGATGCCTCCCGGGAGGGGATTCAATTGTGCTTTAATAATCTTGTCGTCTGTCATCCAGATATTGCACTGGTATTCTTGTGATAGGTCATCTGTTTCTGCGAACTCAATGCCGTGCTCTTCTAGCTCAAAGCCATTAACACTACCCCAGAATTCTAGTACCTCGAACTTACCTGAGTCTGTCTCGTACTCATTAACATTAGCTATATCTCTGCGGTCTTTCTCGTGCTGCTCTTCGTCATGGTTGCCCTCTGGGTTCATCTGAATGCACTCTTCAATAAGGTCGCTGTTAAATCCGGGTGAGTCTTTTAGTTGTTGGAAGTCCACACGTGAGAGTATGTGCCTTCTAAAGATAGACCTCATGTCATCAATGGAGGTTGCGTATGGATCGGGGTATAGATCGAAAATAGAAACTGCCTCCATCTCCGGCATAGGTTCTTCTTCGTATATTAGATTATATCCCTCTTCGGAATTAATCCATTTGTGATTTCTTTCTATTCTCAATGTGCCTGCTTTCATGGCACCTGTTCCGAATATCACTTGTTCCATAATAGCATCTTTCATACTGCCTTCAAGATTATTTTCTAATGTTTGATCGTTAATAACCTCAAGCATCTTTTGAACACGGATGTCTGTCTCTTCGTCCAGCTCCTTTACAAGCTCCTTGTATCTAGCCTGAATTAAATCATCAACCATCATAGGATCGATTACCTGAGCCGCCTCCATGATCTCTAGGGCTGCTCTTTCGGTAAGTTCTTTTTCTACGGTTGGCTGTTTGGTAACGGGGGTAGGCTCGATTGAATAAAATCTTTGACCGGGTTGAAATAATAAATCTGTGATTCTTGAATAGGCGGCTAGCACTTTGGTTCGGGTAAGACCCACATAGACCTGTGATCTGTCTCCCTTCTCCCTGATCTTCGCTAGGGTATCATTGTCGTACTGACCCATGAATGCTCTAAGGTCTTCTACCCAGTCGTCCTCTATGTCGGACCTTGCATCCCTGAATTCATAGTACTTAGATTTTAACTCTCCCCCTAGGCTGATAATCGGGTCATCCATCTCGACGCTGTCGCCAGCCATCGCTATGCCCTCTGGGGCTACTTCTTTTTTATCTAGTTCGCTCATTTAAATAAAATCTCTTTTGTGTCTGTTGGTTATCTGTATTCTCTGTTTCCTTGGCATGGAGTTTAAACCAAACAGTGCTATAGCATATGCCATGATTCTATCATCATAACACCCTTGTTGTGCATTTGTAATACCTCGTGCATCAATTACATACGTACGCATCTCGTCAATTAAATCAACACAAGCTACGCCTGACTCACCCTGACGCAATAAATGTGTGAGGTTGTCTATGATCAACGGCTTGGTTTTACTGGTGGTTAAGAAACCCGCTCGCCTTGTCAAACGATCCACGTAGGCATCATCCACCGATTGTTCAACATACTGATTAGGGTAACCCATGTCCTGTAACTTCCTGATGGTTGTAAGTCCGTGGTTGTTTCTTTCAACCAAGGTCCAAGCTTTGTTGTAGTGGGTCGCTATGGCGGCAATCACCTCGGCGAAGTCAAACGGGTCTATGTGCCCGTGCCATGTCGCCACCTGATAGCCCATGTGGTCCAGAACCTGAACGCAGGAATAGTCACCGTGCTCGAGCCCCTCGGAAACATCCACCCCAATACAATACCTAAAATCTGCTTTTGGATGCTCGAAAATTTTTAGCGGACCATTGTTACTTTCTATGAACTCATTGCCTCGCACCATGCCCTGCCAAGTCGGGGAATAGCACTCATTGTATGCGGCATCAATCCACTTAGGTTCCACAAAGACACGCCCTGTTGTGAGGAACGCCTCTTGCGGGGTTATAGGATACTCCTGCCTAAATAGATCCTCGCCTCCGAGGTCTTGTATCTTGCCTCGCCTGAAGTTTAATTGCTCGTTGTCTAGGTTATACATATTAGCTAACACCTCCTCCTCGGGTGTACGCTCAAAGTATTCATTAACCTTGCGGCGGTATTCGGGCATCATGCTCCAAGGAATGAAGCATACCTGCCACTCCCCTTCGCCCCTTAGGGCTCTCATGCATGCATCATAGAACCAACCCCCCGCTCCATTGGCGGTAGATTCTAAAAGTATCTCTGAGTTATCCTCAGGCACTGTCTGTAATAACCCCGGGATAATATCCGAGTTTGGATAGAAGGCTACCTCAGATCCGTGTAAATAATTGGTGGTCCAACCACGCCCGACCTCGCTGGTTCTCGCCGTCGCAATACGCCACCTAGATCCATGGGTGAACTGAAGCGAACTGGTGGTGGATTCTTTAAGCTCTGGTTTAACTAACGGATGTGGCAAATTATCATAGAAGTATCTAACCATTCCGAAGATAGCTTTGGTGGATTCATTAAGGTGAGATACCACTACGGCGTTCTGATTTTGAGCCGATACTGTCTTCCAAAAACCACGTGCCTGACAGTAGGTCGAAATACCCGTCTGTCTGGACTTTAAGATGAGCATTCTCACCCTGCCATGATGAGCCCATTGCTCGTTAATCATTCTGTCAAGCTCAAGCTGAGCTGGATTAAATTCAAGCGGTACGGACTTACCATTCTTGTCAATAATATTAAGGCAGTTCTTAGCGTAAATGCTGAGATTCGCTTTGAAGGTTTTTATAATTTTTTGAAATTTATTTTTTTCAATTTCCATATTTAAAGAAACCCCGCCCCCCTAGGAACTACTCCCCCCCTGAAATATCTATATGGGGGAAAGACAAGGGAGAGTGTAGTGTGTGTATGTATATGAGGTACCCTGTCCAGCACCCCCGCCCCCTATTGAGTGCGATGTGGCGATAGTGAGCACTTACTTTATTGAGCATTTGACGGAGCATCGCCTAATTAAGGTGATTCTTTTTATCAGAGGAATCAGAGCTGGCAAGATCTAAATTGTCGAACCAAGAATCTTTCATTGAGAGCTCGACCTTCTGACTGGAATCCAGCATATTAAAGTGCCTCATTAGCAGCTCTAGAGCCTTCACACGGGATCCTGCTGTTGCTCCATGGATATCACCTAGGGCTTCCTCTTTAAGCCTCTCTATGATCTCGTCAGAGTCTGCTAGATTGCGTTCTCTGCTCTTTTCTAGCTCACATGCAAGCATTTTTTGCACATCATCGTCCTTCATCAATCGATAGCCTTGATTGTATGCAGACTTCTCTGAATATCCACATCGCTTTGCGGACTCAGTTGCGTTCTTTGTCACCAAGAAATGCTCTACGAACTCGAGCTTCCTTTGCATTAATTTCTTGTCTTTAATAGTCATAATTCACCTAGTTGTTTTTACTTACAAGTTTACACCATTTAAGGAACTCATTCATGCTATGAGTGTGCTTCATGATGTTCACAGCGAAGCACACAAGCTGGATGTTTTCCGGAGCATATGGTCCATAGTTGTCTATCCTGTCTATAGAGATGTTAGCCATGGTTTCTTGACGCTTTCCCTTACCGTCCTTTATGTGAGTCATCTTCATGTTAGTAATAGCACAGAGTCCCTTTTGTTTCTCGTAGATCCTATATAGGTCTTCCCTGTCTAGGTTAAAACCATGGG